TCACGCCCGCAGTCCCGCAAGCCGTCATGGATACGCGTAACGCCGCAATCCAGCGCGACAAGATCACGGCGCGCGACCTGACGGATACGCATCGTCGAGGCGTTTGCTTGGCGGCGGCTATGACGTTTGGCCTTGCTTACGAGCTATGGGCCAAGCTGCCGTTGGAGTCCGGTCACGAGGAGGACAAAAAGGAAGAAAGACAAGAGCGCCGCGTCACGCCCAAACCGCCGGTAGCGCCGCCGCCGCCAAAGCCTCCTGTGGCACCGCCGCCGCCCGCGTCTACGGTAAGCGTCAACGCCCTGCTGGAGCAGATTGAGCTTGCCAGCACGATGGAGGGCCTAGAGTTGCTTCGCATTGACATCAACCGGCTACCAAAGGGGAGCGAAGAACGAAAGCAAGTCATTGAGGCGGCAACTCGTCGCACCAACCAGATCCGCGCCGAGGAGGGCACCGTATGAGCACCCCAGTGATGACCCAAGCCGAGGCGGCACTGCACTACCGCCTGCAGGCCGTGCAGGACATGTACGCCGTCGCTGACGACCGAGCCCGCACCGCCCGCGAGCACATCGACCGCCTGCTGGTGGCGATTTACGAGCTTTCGTTCCCGCTGCTGAGCCACCCGGAGCACGGCAAAGCCGCCGGCAAGGCGCACGACATCGCTGTTGACATTGAGGACTGGTGGTTTGCCGAGGAGAGCATTGATGACGACGAATGACGCCCTGCTGACTGAGCAGGAACTTGCCGAGCGATGGCGCGTGGCCAAGCGCACCGTGCGCCACTGGCGCGCCAATCAGCGCGGGCCGGCGTTCATCCGGCTCGGCCGCACCCAGCAGGGGCGTGTGATGTACCGGCTTGCCGATGTGCTGGCCTACGAGGCCCGGCAGAGGAAGGAGGAAGTGGAATGACCACATCCGAATGCATGGAATACACCCAAGTCTTCCGCACCCTAAAGCTGGAGCTTGCCATCATTGCCGTCGTTGCGCTACTGCTGGGCGTTTGGATTGGGAGGCGCGGATGACCACATGGCACAAAGGCCCGCCGCCTAGCATCGGCTGGTGGCCGGCGAGTCGCCGCCGTAATCCAGAGCTGCTGCGGTGGTGGAACGGTGAGTGGTGGAGTTGCGCAGCGCACATCACTTGGACGGCCGAGGATGCCGAGGGTGCTGCAGAGGTGGGGACTACCATGAGCGACATCGAATGGACCGAGCGGCCCGCATCGTGGCCGGAGAGGGCAAAGACATGACCCGAGAAGACATCCTCAAGCTGGCGCGGGTGGTTGGATTGCGTAGTGCAGTTTTGCTGCACATATACGACGGCAGAGAGGGGGCGCTGACGGACCAAGAACTGGCCGAGTTGCAGAGGCTTGAGCGTTTCTTCCGGCTAGCCTACGAGTCCGGTGCCGCAGCAGAACGCGAGAAAGTCGCCCACTGGATGCGCAACTGCGGCTACGCCACCGGGCATGGCGACACGGTAGAGGATCTGCTGGACCACCTCGACACGCAGATTGCCGAGGGGTTGCTGATGGAACGCGCCGCCTGCGCCGACATCTGCGACCAACACGCAAGCATTGAAGGGATTGCGCAACGGTGTGCTGCGGAGATTAGAGCAAGGAACAAATGAGACGCCGCATCCGCAAGGGCACGGCTGGAATGGCGGGGTTGACATGACCACCATCCACTACTGGTGCCCGCTGCATCGGGCGTATGTACAACGTATGGTGCCAACAGCGTTGGCGTTCAAACTGGCAGGGTTGACATGACCAACGAAGAAATCGCCACCCTGATGAACGACACTGCAGGCCAGCACTGGGGCGACGAGGCGCACTTTCAGCGGTTCGCTGTTGCGCTTGAAAAGCGTTTTACGGCAGCAAACATGCCGGCAATCAAGCTGGCAATGGAAGCGGAGCGCCAGAACGGCGCAGCCGCCGAACGCCAGCGCTGCGCCAGGGTTGCCCGCCAGTGGGACGTAGACTGCCCGAACACAAACTACGGCGGGTGCATTGCCCGTCTTATTGAGGAGCGGAAATGAAACCCCGTTGGCTTGATCGACGTATCGCTGCCCCGGGCCCGTACTTGACGCTATGCCTGAGCGAAAAAGAGTACGACTCCGCCATGAGAACATTGGGTATCAAGCACTATGGCACATGGATTTCAGAAAATGCTAATGCGACGGCGCACCACCTAAACAACGCAAATGGCGATTTATGCTCTGTGGTTTGCCTCAGCAGTTACAAAAAGCGCACTTCTGTGGAGATCGCCGGCATATTGGTGCATGAAGCTGTTCACATCTGGCAGGAGTACTGCGACTTTTACGGAGAGGATAAGCCCGGCCGAGAGCAGGAGGCATATGCGATCCAATTTATTGCTCACGAACTGATGACAGAGTTTGCAAGGAAAGTTTACTAATGAAACCCAGCCACCTCACCACCCCACGCACGCTGGCCGACTGCACGTTCACCACGGGCTACAACATCGCGGAGCCGCGTTCGCGTTACGTTCCAGCGCCCGCAGTTATCATTGCGTGCATCGCACTGGGAGCCCTGCTGTGGACATTGCTCTGACCATCGACATCATTGTCTGCGCCGTGCTGGCCGCTGTCGGCGTGTTGCTGTTCTGGCCGCAGCTATGAGCCGCCTTCCCACCGGCTGCGACCAGCAGGGTCGCTATCCCGAGGCTGCCGAGGCGGCGACCGAACTCGGCGCTGACGACTTCGACGACGCGGCCCAGTACATCATCTGGCACCTCGTCATTGCCATCGTGATCGTCGGCGCTATCGCCGGGGCTGCGGCGCTGCTATAGCGTCATAGGCCCGCTCGCAGGCGGTGCCGGCAGCGCCTCGAGCGTCGGCTACGGCAGCAAGCTCTGCAGCCGCTTGCGCAACCCCTCTGAGCAGGTTGGTGAGCACCACTCCGGGGTCTGGGGCTGCCTGGCCTCCGAAGGAAGGGTCGGCACGGTCGCGGGTTGGATTGGCGCACTGGGCGGCGATGATTTCGGCACGGCGCTGCAGGCCGTCAGCAGCACTGCGGGCACGAGCAGCGTCAGCAGTTGCAGCGCGGATCTTGGCTTGGGCATCGGTCTGCACCTCCGTGTGCTGGGCTCGCCAGCGAACCTCCAGGGATCGCGCGGCTTCGCTGGCGGCAAGGGCCTCAGCCACCAGTTTCTCGCGCTCCTGAGCCCGTTCTGCGCGTTCTGTGGCCAGTGTGGTGCGCATCCGTTGTTCGGATCGCTCGGCGACGTTGAGTTCCCACGCAAGCATGCCGGACGTTACCGCCAGGCCGACGCACATGGCGCCGAGGATGTAGGAGATGGTGCGGTCGATCATTGGCCGAGGCACTGCCGGTTTTCAGCCTGCCGGCGCAGAGTCAGGCCACGCAAGGGCTCACCACGGAAACGATCCCAGCGCAGGATCTCGGCGCAGGCCCCGGCGTAGTCGCCCGCGTTCAGACGGCGCACCAGCGTCGAGCCGCAGAACGCCCCCGGCCCGATGTTGTACGCCAGGCTCAGGAAGGCATCGTATTCGTGCTGATGCAGCGGTACTCGCACGCACTGCTTCAGGGCGCCTTCGAATTTCTGCACATCCTGCAGTTTGCGCACCAGCGCCTGCACGGGCTCGATGGTATCGCCAGGTTTCACGCCGTCAGTGGTGCCGTAGCCGAGGGTCGGCACATCGCCCTTGACTGGGGTATACGCCTCGCCGCGGTAGCCCTCATGGACGGCAATGCCGACCAGAGCAGACGCTGAGAGCGTCAGGGCACCGATGACGATGCGGGCTTTCATTCGGCGTCAGGCTTGCCCCGAAAGTGCATCCTGCCCCAGCGGTACAGCAGAAAGCCGATCTGCAGCACCAGATAGATCAGCGTGACCCACAGCACCAAGTCATTGACGGGCATGCCGGCAATAGTTGCGCCAGCGACGGCGACTGGCGGCGAAGCCTTTGCGGCTTCGGTGGCGAGGTCGGCTTTCTGCTGCATGGTCAGGCTCATGTCAATCGCTCGTCGGTTTCTGCAGCGCGAGCCTCGCGCTCCATCGGATGATCGGCGTACCCGTGGCGGACGAGGCCCCACAAGTACGTAACATAGTATCGCACTACGCCCATGCGCTTGTACTGCCGCCAGTGCGCCTGCTCGTGGCGGATCAGGCGCTGGCTGTGCAGGTGCTCGGCTAGGATGAAGATCCCGAACGGCGCCAGCGCCACGCCTGCGAAACCGAAGCGGCGCAGGATCCAGGCGATGATGTGGCGGGCGGGTTTGGGGGTCATGGAGCGAGGGCGTTGACGGGGGCTGGAGCCAGATTGTTCCGCTGCGAGGCCGGCGATACGATGGCGGTCTGAGCCGCTGCGCGCGTTACTGCGCCAGCGCCTCTCTGCAGCTTTTCCGCGCCAGCCGCACGGATCTGCGCTCGCTCCAGCGCCGCGATAGCAGCGGTCGGATTCTCAATCATCAGCGCATAAAGCTCGCCTGCGGCTTTGCGGTTGATCCTATCCTCAAGCCGCACCCATGTGTTGCGGGCAAAAGTCATTGCGCGGTTCAACAGATTCGGAAACTGGCGGGCGCTTCCCGCGCCCTCGCGCGCGGCCTCAGTGGCAAGTTCACCCACATCCGGCGCAGCAGCTTTTTGCCCGAACTGCGCCGTGGAGGCGGCTCTTTGGGCGCGCTCCAAGTCTCTTGCCACCAAAGACAGATCAGTCAACTGTTGCGGCGTGAAATTTTGCGTGCGAGTAAACACCACGCCTTCAACGTTTTTGCCAAACGCTTTAAGCGCCGACTGTTGTTTTGCCACTTCCTCTGCAAACTGAGACTGACGCATTAGATTGTCAAAGGCGCCGCGGCCAAGCGCCTCTCGCAGAGTGTCAGCATTCTTGGTCAAAAACGCCACGGAATCCTTGGGTTCGCCGGCACGCAGGCCCGCTGTGGCGCGATCCGAAAATTCTGCCAGCACGGCGTTTTTGGCGGCCGGACTGAGTTGACCTTGCAACAATTTAAGGTTGCGCGGATTCTGCAAGCCAAACTCAACCAGTTCGTTGGCCGTGCGGCCGACCAGTTTTCCGCTGGCATCCTTCACTCTAGCGGCCTCATCAGAAAGGCTGGCCGCAGCTTGCTGGACTTGCTCCAGTCGCTGCCTCAGCCCGCCACCGATGGCATCAATTTGCCGAGCGTTGTCCTGCAGGAATCTTGCGGCAGCCTCTGGCTTGACCGTCTTGGTGGTCGGGTCAACCACACTGCGGCGGAACAGGTCTTCGACACCCTTTGCCAGCGACTCGCGCGTTTCTGGCGACCTGCCAATGGCGGCCAAAATGTCTCTTGCGCCAGTTTCGCTGCGCAACACGGTTTGCGCCATCGACTCGTCGCCCAACAGCGCAACGTTTGAAGCGCCTTCGCGGAACATCTTGCTGGCAGTGCCTGTGTAGAAACGCTCGGCCACTTGCGTAGCGTGAGACTGCTTAGCCGCGGCATACGCAGCCTTGGCCTCGTCACTCAACTTACTGCTGGCAATAGCTTCATCCAGCGCGCTGCGCATCTTGTTGATGTTTGCGCGAGCAATGTTAGATGCCGCGTCCGTAGAGCCCTTCAACGCCGCATAGTCAATGTTCAGCGCCTTGCCAAGCGCGGATGCTTGTTCAAGCGTGACCATTGGCGGCAAGTCTGGCTGCGCCACCTGCCTCATTCTGCTGGTGACTTTGCCCGCGCCGACCGGAGCGGCGGGCGCGGTTTTTGGCCCATACAGTTCAAGCACTTTTGCCGTCTCCGGCGCAAGACCTTTGAACTCAATGATTGGCTGGTCACGCAAGATGCCGGCACGCTCAACAACTTTTTGAAACGGAATGCTTGCATCAGTGCCGGCAAGCTTGAACGCCTCGTTGTACTGCTGCGTCACTCGTGATCTTGCGGACTCCAACTCCTTGGCGGCCGCCGCGCTCAGTTTGCCGCCAACCTCAAGTTGCGACACATCCGCAAGGCCACCAGACAGCGCGCGCTGTGCCACATCCACTTCTTGTTGCGCACGCGCCAAGTTCTGCGCCACATCTCTGCGGGAATATTCAAGCGTAACGCGAGCCTCTGGTCGCAGCGCAGCGGTTTGTTGTTGAAGCTGTTGATTGATGCGGTCCAGCTGTCCTTGCAACGCTCCAACGCGGCGCTCGGCAAACTCAAGCGCGCGCCGGTTCAACTCAGGCGTGTTACCTGCCAACCGCGACTCCATAGCGGCCACGGTTGGATTGCGGATGCCGCCTTCAACCAGACGTTCGGCCATAGTGGCTTGGAAGCCTGGCGTGGTTTCCAGAACCTGAGTAGCTCGCAGCGCGTTAATTGCTTCTTGCGATTGGCCTCCCATGGCGCCAAGCAGTGCGTTTTCTGCGGCAATACCCGGCCGCATCAGCGGCTCAATGCCGGCCCGGTACACGGCGCCACCGGCAGCACCTAGTGGGCCAAGAACTGCCGGCAGTGCTGCGCCAATTCCTGCGCCTGTAGCCGCTTCGTCTGGACTGACTAGGCCAGCGCTGATACCGCCAGTTGTGGCGCCCGCGCCTACACGCGCAACAGCGCCGCTGGGCAAGGTTGCCGCACCAGTACGGCCCAATCCGCCGCTTTGCAGTGCAGCAACAACTGGGGCTCCAGCGCCAGCAGCGCGTGCGCCTGTTGCAAGCGCCGGCCCGACGCCAAGCGTGCCGGCGACTTCGCCGCCAATTTTCCCCGCTTGGAATGCAAAGGACTCTGGCTCTGCGCCAAGCGTCTGCAAGCCGGCAGACACTTGCCGGCCTCTTTCTTGAATCCGCGGCACCAGAGTTTGAGCGGGTTCTCCCGTCAATGTGCGCGCAGCCTCAACCAGCGTGGATCCAATAGATGCCGCGCCGCGAACACCGCCAGCGGCAACGTTCCCCAGCGTTTGGGCCACGCGCCTTCCAAGCGGGACCTCGTCAGGGCGTGCCGGCGGCGCCACAAACGGCCCAGCTCCCGGAATTTGCCCGGGCGGCGCGGAGGGTCGCGTACCTTGACCCGCAAGCGAACGTGCATAGCCAACCAGTTCTTCGTTGGACAGCGGGCGATCCGATTCGACGTCAAACGTCTTGCCGCCGACTTCCAGCGTGTACTTGGGCATGACTACGGCCTTTCGGTGACAAACACGCCAGGCGCAACTTCGCGCCTAACGCCGGCTGCGGGCGCTCTGCCGGTGGCTGCGGCGGGTGCAGGCGCAGGCGCGGGCGCAGCACCACCTCTGCTGGCGGCGCGTTCGCGCTCTATCTGATTTCTGACGCTGCCCAGAACGGCGTCCATTTGCCCCAGCGTCTCGCGCACAGTTTCAATGGATTGCTGCGGGTTGGTCAGCGCATTCAGCCACGTTTGCAACTCCATGTTGCTGTTCATTTGTGACGCCGTAGCGCCCGTGGCGTTTTTCACATGATTCAGAATGCGCAGTCGAGCGTTAGAGATGTTGTCTCGCAGCGTTTGCGCCTCGGTTCCGAGAAACCGCTCTGCCGTCTGACCAACGCCAGTTGCCCGAGCCGCCGCAGCCACGTTAGCCGCTGCCGCTCTGCTGGGACTGGTCATGGCGCCCATGCGGTTCAAACCCTCGTAATAGCCCATGACAGTGTTGAGTTCTTGGCTCAACATGTCTCTGGCGCTGCGCTGACCTTCCGCGCGCGCTTGCTGTGCCGGCGTTCCTTCGGGGCCGGGCGGGGGCGGCCTGCGAGCTTCGGCCTGACGGCGAATGATTTCGGGATCTGCAGGGCCGCCGGGGATGGGCCTTACCGCGCCATCTGGGCCAACCTCAAACCCTCTTGCCTGCAAATAGCGCGAACGCCCATCTGCTTGCGTAGCCGGCGCAGCACTTGGAGCCGCTTGCGGAACCGCGCCAGCCGCAGGCACGTTCTGCGCCAAAACCGCGCCAGTCTGCGGATTAACAAGAATATCTTGCGCCCCCAGCCGAACGCCAGAAACCGGCGACTCTGGGCGCGAGGGCGTAATGAACCGACCGGAACCGTCTTGCTGGCGCTCAAAAATATTTGGCCCAACAGGAACCGTTCTTTGTGAAGGAGTCAGCACCTGCGACTCCAAGAGCTTCGCAGCTTCCGGCTCTTCGGCGTACATTCTCAACAGCGCGTTGGCCGTCATGGGCTGATCAAAAAACCCGGACAGCCTTTCCTTGCGTTGGCGGTACGCAAGTTCAGCCTCTATCATTTTCCGGCCTGCCTCAAGTTGGGCTGGAGTGGTAGCGTTGTTGATCACAACGCGCCCCAAATCGGAAACCGTGGCGTTGGGATTGCCCATGATTTCTTGAGCACCACGGCGAAATGCTTCAAACGCCGCATCCTGCCGCGCTTGGTTTTCCTGCTGCTGCTGCTGCTGCTGCACCCCCCGCAGCGCATTGATACCAGGCGCAATCCGCGACAGCGTTTGCAACTGCGACTCAGGCGCAAACTGCATCGGCTGCCGCTGGCCAGCCATCAGGGGCAATCGGGTGTCAAGTTGCATGATTTCAGCCCCCAACAGTGGTGCGCCCGAAGATGTCTCGGACGAGGCGTTCTTCTTGCTGCCGGTTCAGATAGTTCTGGAACGAGTTCAGCGCCCCGCCGATGGCCCCAGTGTAAGCCGAGGTGCGACCCAAACGCCCCGCCGCCAGCGCGTTGGCCTCTTGGCCCATGATGTTGCCGGCAGAGGTGCCGAAACCCGCCGCTGCGCCACCCATCTGCGTGCCGGCAGTCTGCCCCAGCCCAGCGATGTTCGCCAGGCGGTTGTAGGCGTTGCCGTACTCCTGCGACGCCGTATCCTGCGCAAACCGCTGACCCGCTTTCAGCGCGCCGCCCGACAGGAAATTGCCCCGCGAAGCCTGCATGCGCTCCAGCGCTTTCAGCCCCTCGCCCAGACGGAACCCGTAGCCGGGGTCCATCTCCAGCATCTGCTGCTGCGAGCCTTGGCCGCCGAGGCCCATCGCGCCAGATAGGCGCTCCAGCGCTTTCGTGCCGGCAGTGCGGTACGGTTCCAGCAGCCCTTTCTGGTACTCAAACATCTCCCGCTGCAAGGCGAGAGCGTTTGCCGCAGCTTGTGACTGCGTTTCTGCGGCCTTTTCTGCCGCGTTGGCTTCCAGCACGCCGCCGACGACGCTGCCGACTCCGCCCAGCACGGCTTGGCCTGCGGGGGTTTTGATGAGGTCGAGGGCTTTGTCGACGAGTTCGATGCCGGTAGGGCCGGCCGCCAGTGCGGCCTCGGGCGCGTAGCCCTGTCCGACCGTAGGATCAAATCCCCGAACCTCTGTTGCAGCGGTTCCATAGTTGGCGGACGGGACAGCAGCGCCGCCTCCAGTTGCCGCCCCAGTTGCGCCAGTAGCAGCAACGTCTGCGACGCCCTTTGCCGCGCCAGCACCAGCGCCAAGATTTAAGGCGTTCATGCCCGCGTCAACGCCCATGCCGGCAGCAAAGCCTGCATCTGCCGGAATGCCCGCCAGATCAGCAATCGTGCCCACCGAAGGGGGCGTTGACGTAATCGCCGCAGTGGGGTTAGCAAACGTGCCAAACTCAAACGTTGGCGGCGTTACGGGGCCAAGTGACGGCGGCAATTCAGTCAGAGGCGTCACCGACGGCGAGCCGGTCGGCAACGGAGTCATTGACGATGGCGGCGTTGTGAAAACATCCAACTCGGCCAAATTCGTCGGAGACAAAGACCCAGCTTGCCCCAGCACATCTGACGGCAGACTTGCCAAGTCTGCGGCCGACAACACTCCGCCGCCGATTGACTCAAAAGGCAACGCCGCTCCGGCCCCAACGATTGCAGGATTAAACGCCCCCGATGCTAGGGCAGACGCATTAACACCATACCCTGCGGTGCCAAGACCGGCCTCAATCGCGGCAGGTGTCAATGCATTTATGGCACCTGCGCCCGCTCCAGCCCCCGCCCCAGCGCCGCCCAACAGCGAATTGACCCCCGCGCCAAGACCGGCCAACCCGAGGCCGGCGCCCCAGATGTTGATCAGGGGCTTGATCATGTCGCCGAGATCGGAGCCGGCGATCTTGATGTCTTCGACGTTGCCTTCTGGCGTTACCAGACCGTAGTACGTGTTGAATGTGCGCCGGTCTGGGTGTTTTTGGCGCAGGTCGTAGCCGGCCGCTCGAAGTTTGTCGATTGCGGCTTTGGCGTCCGGAGACAGATCAAGTTGCCCGGTTTCTTCATAAAACTTGTAGATCCCAGTAGGATCATTTGCTGCTCGCGCCGTAATCGGGTCCGGCGCAGAGCCTTGAAAACCCATTGATTTCAGCACCTCATACCAAGGGCCGCTGTACTTTTTTTGTTCTGGCGTCAATCCCCATCCGCCCCAGCGGGGATCATTCCAGCCCCAATACTGCTCCATGCCGGCAGGCGCCGGGGACCAAAGCGGGCTCGAGGTGACCGGCGTTATTTGCGGGCCGTAATCGGTTGGCGACATTTCCATGATTTACCTCACCCAATCCGCCAGTTGGTGCCGTCGCTGAACACGGGAACTCCGTTCGCCCCGCCTGCGGCTACGATAGACGCAAACGTCGTCGCGTTGGCATCGGTGACAAAAGCCCGCGCACCCGCCCCGGCGGTAGCCGCTGCCGGCAGTGTAGCCACGGTCAGCGTGCCGTGGTTGAAGTACTTCACGCTGAACGTCAGCGTCAGACCTGGTATGCGAAACGACGTTACGCTGCTGTTGCCGATGGTGACTTCGTCGCTGACGCCTGCCGCCGAAACATCGGCGTCGTAGCCGATCACCGTGTTATTGCTGCCGGTCGTAAGCGAGTTGCCGGCCTCAAAGCCAATCGCGGTGTTGCCAAGTGCGAGGCCTGTGACCTCTCGAAGCGCTTGCTTTCCAACTGCAGTATTGCCGCTATTAGTGGCTTTAAGTAAAGCCTCAAAACCAACGGCAGTGTTGCCTGCGCTAGTGTTTACCAATTGAAGCGCGTCTTTTCCTACTGCCGTATTGTTACTGCCAGTGGTTACAGAACTCAGCGCCCCAGCGCCTATTGCAACCACATTACTGCCGGTGAATGCGTCGGCAGCCTGGTAGCCCACGGCAACGTTGTTTGAACCCGTTTGGTTGAGCAGCAACGCGTCGGCGCCGAGCGCAGTGTTGCCCGCCCCCGTTGTTGCAGCGTTCAGCGCTCGATACCCAGCACCCGTGTTGTAGTCCGCCGTCGTAGCCGCCGACAACGAATCGTAGCCCACGGCCACGTTGTAATCCCCGCTGGTATTGGCATCCAGCGCCTGCGAGCCGTACGCCGTGTTCTGGAAGCCGTCCGTGTTGGCCGTCAGGGCGTTGTAACCCACTGCGGTGTTGTTCGACCCCGTGGTGTTGCTGTCCAGCGCAGTCAACCCGACGGCAATGTTCTCGTTGACTCCGCTGCCACCTTTACCAACCGGCACGCCAACCGCCACCGCCAGCTCAAACGACGCAAAAATGTTGTCGTCGGTCTTGATCGTGACGCCAGCAGACGTTTCCAGCACGAATTTGTACGACGATCCTTCTGTCAGCCAAATCTGCGCGGGCGTCCTGCCGGCGCTGTCCAGCACGATGGGGTTGGCGTTTGCCGTGCCGCCCGTATAGGTTGTGTACGTCGCCGCAGGCGTGGTCGTGCCGGCAGCGTAGGTGTAGATCAGCCCGCCGTTTAGCGGGTTGCCGTTGTTGTCGAAGAACTGGGCGCCTGCGCCTGCGTAGGGGGAA